GGGAATGAGGCCGCCACTGCCACGCTGTACAGGATCTCTGTCTCAGGATGCCCCTGCTCCCTACAGAAGACTCCCATCTCATTGATATTGAAGCCCTCTTTGAATAACGCTTCTCCGCTCTGCGGATCTCTGTTGGCGAGGATTGCTGACAACTTGACTACCTTCGAGCTTTCGAGTGTTTTTGAGTTGATGTTATAGCTATACTTCTGATTCTTCAGAGCTGTTCTCGCCTGGAGCGCTGTATTTGTTTTTTCCTGCGCGGTGTATTCGCCGGATCCAACTGAGATCTTGGTGAATTCTAAAACGCATCCACCGACCTGCTGTCTTGCCAGTAACGCCGCTCCCGCGTTCGTGACGACTGCTGCATCGAAGTTATTCATTGTCTGCCTCCTTTATCACGCATCGGCTTGTGTGAATCTCACTTGCGCCTGCGTATATCTGTGTATTTATTGATTCATGCGTTCTGTACCCCTCCTTGATCGGGGCATTTTTAGCATATCTTGCCACCGTATAAGCTACCGGATATATCTCCGTCCGAACCTCTGATACCTCTTCCACTTTATCCAGGATCGATCTTGCAGCTTTTACTTTTTCGAGCATCTTCCCAAAGTCTTCTCTTGTCTCGAAGCTTTGCGCCTGGATCTTGAAGTGATATGGGTCGCCTCCATAGCGATACCACGGAACATATCTTGCGCCGTCGAACATGGCGTCAATGAATTCATTCATTCCCTTAGCCGTTCCGCCGTATCTTAACGATAGAATCGCATTCTTAATCAGATGCAGTTTTCTTTCATCCGAGTAACTTGACTTGTAATATGGAGCATTGATACTAGCCGCTATTGCATCGTAGAATTTCGGATCCACGTGGTCTATATCTCCCCATACATTCAACTGTCTATACTTGCCGATTAGCTTTTTCATTTGCCGATCAAAAGCATATCCAAAGGCTTCTGCTTTCTCGTCTTGCATGTTTGGTGGGAGCGACATATATGTTGCTCCGCACTCTCCAATCTTATACATCTATGCCTCCAGTCCACCGTATGCGACTTCTCTGCTTGTGCATAATGCTACTTCTGTACTCTTGACCTTTGTGTAGCTCGGCGATGCGATCACCGCTCTCTTTGCGCCTGCTGCCTTGATGTATGATATTAAGTCATCTGTGCTGATAGCGCCTCCGATATCTGAATCTGTCTCTATGATCCATTCTTCGATGGCTGCTTCTACACTCTCCTTGATCGAATTCTCTGTTTCCTTATTTGATTCGCTTATGTAGTAAGTGATGTTCAGCGAATACTCCCTTGGGACCGGAGGAAGAATGATTACATTATCAGTGTCTGGAGCGACTCCAAGGTTCATCAGATATGTATGTACCTTCGAACAATAGTCTGTAGATGGTGCTGTTGCATTCTCTAACATGATATAGATCTGAACCGTTGAGTCTTCCGTTGTCACACACACGGCATTTGTGATAGCGCTTGAATACAGCTTCACGAATTCCGTGTACGCCTGTTCTGGTCCTGCTGATGAATAAGTTGACGGGAAGTTGAAAATCAGCTCTCTTCTCTCATCATCCGTGTACTCATCGTGTCCGCCCGTAGCGTCCTCTGTATTCGTTACAGAGTCGACCAGATTCACCGGATCCGTTATGATGTTGATCATTCCTGTTGCATACTGGTTGCCAATGGTCCCCGCTGTCGTGCAGGTTGCTTTTGCCGTCCCTTCAAGATTGCCTGCTGCTATTACGATATCGTTGTCTGTAGCAAAGTATATATCGTCTCCAGCTGTGGCCCTTGTCCCCGCCGGTATTGTCACAGGAACCGGCTGAACATCTGATAATGTAAAGCGCAACACTGTAGTCGCATAAGCTGTTCCGTCCTGGGTCATGCCGAAATTCCCGCCCCAGTTCTTGAGGCTGTCTCCGTACATATACTTCAAGAAATTCTGTTTCATTCTCTCTTCTGCAATAGCATATCCTTGGTAGAACTGTCCTGCCGCAACAAAGCACATGATTGCCCATGGATCCGAATCCGTCAGCGTCAACTCCTCCCTCATCAACTCTTGGTATCTGTCTTCGAAGTCTTGTATCATGTTCTGCATGATTGTCTCAATGTCCTGCTCTTCCTCACTTATAAGGGAGATCTCAGGAAGGTTATCCAAGCTACTACTCAACTCCCATCACCACCTTCAATTTATGCTCTGCTGTATAGTGCGCATCTGAGACCTGCGCTCGTTCTTCCCAATCGCCAATTTCTTCTGCAACATCCGCTGCATGTGCTCTAAGATCCGCCGGAGAGTTGCTATCTGGGAGTAATTCATCTACCCCCATATCCCTCATGTAAGGGATCGTTCCACGCTGTGATGCAGCTATATTGAGCACTGTCCGTTTGATAGACTCCTGATCGGTAACTGTCATGCTGTCAATCAGCTGGCCCGTTTCTACGTTAACCTCGCTCATTTTTCGTCTCCTTACTTTGGAATTTTAATCTTCCATCCAATAGACAAGACATTTGGATTCGTCAGTACGTGATATCCTTTTGCCTTTTTTCTATTTGCGTTATAGATCTTCATGTACGATGATCCCTTCCCATAAAATCTCTTCGCCAACCCGAACAGGGTATCTCCGCTCTTAATCACATAAGCTGTATATGATACTTTCTTTGGAGAATGGCTTACCCTGCTTTTCGCAACCTTCTTTGTTGCCGGATTCTTTTTTGATTTCTTTGACTTCTTTTTCTTCTTTTTTACCTCGTGCGGATACTCTTTAAGCTGAAGGTCAAAGGTCGCTTTAATTGGCGTTCCGTCTTTCCAATGCTCGGTGAAGGTTGATTTGCATGATGTAATCACCCACAAGCAACTTCCTAACTTCTTCCCGCCCAGCGTGAAGTAATGCGCTTTTCCTTTGGATTTTATCGACTCTAATTGGCTTAGGACATGCATAGGCTTAACCCCATATCGCACATCTGCGTACACTGTCAACGATAGCGTTCTAAGATCTGGTCCGATGAATTCAAGATGATTTTTCTTTTTGATTCTCTGATGCTCTTCCCATGCTGCTCCGCTATCCATAGATAGGTTGTAGAACGATAGAAGGTCTTTTTGCTTTACTATGAATTTGATCCCTCCGTAAGCTCCTATCTTCATCTATCACTCCTTATATACCAGGTTGTCTGCTGTTACTTTTTTAGCCGCTACATCTCCAGTGAATGTTGCGCCTACTGCGCTTATATCACCAGCGACTGATACAGCTTGTGCAGCTATCTCTCCGCTACATGTTACCTCGTCAACAATCAATGTCTTAACCTTTGCCGTTGTGGCTTCAAGCTCTGTGCAGATAACTTTTTCCGCTTTCAATGTCTTTACTTTGGTCACTGGAGCATCTATGTAAATCGTTTCTCCGTCATACGATATTGATGTTCCATCTTTGAACTTCATGCTTTCAAGCGACAGCTGATCTACTTCTACGTCATTTAGTACTGTGGTTTTTGCCGTTATCTCCAGCAGTTTTTTCGCCTGGTCGTACAGTATGTGGCTGCCATCTTGCAGCTCTTTGCACATGATGTTTTTTCCGCTGTTTTTCGGCTTCGTGATATCCGAATAAGGAGTTCCCAGTACGATTGCAGCTCCGATATTCTCATCCGGGTATATCATAACTACCTGGTCTTTGACTTTTGGCATCTCGTACAATAGTGACAGATATGGGACGTCTGTAATAATCATTGACTCTCTCGCCTCGATCATCACATCAACCATCCCTGCTTTGTAATTTACTTTCGACACTTTCCCATATGTTAAGCCCATTACCTTCTCCTTGTGCGCCGGCGCATTTTTCAGAATTTTGTAACCACCTTGTGAAGTGTAAGGCTGCATGTATATGCTCCTCTCGACTTCTTGTGAGTTACTGAATCTATGAAGTATTTTCCGTCCATTTTTCCGAAGCCTTTCAGCTGGACGGTCGATGCCGCTTTATACCTCACGTCTCCTTCTACTTCAAAGCTCATCGTGAAGTCTTCTCTGAGAGCTTTTCTCAATGCCGCCTTCGCTTTATGCTCTGCCTGACTAAGTGAATCTGCTTTGTCACTGACATACATTTTTCTTGTACCCTTCATCCCCGGCACCTTGAATTCGTATGTTCTTGCGGCTTCCTTCTTCCCGACAGCGTATTGCATCTTAACTCCGTCATAGACTTTCGATACCGCAGCATGTCCGCTGTAATCTCCGAGTATATCTGAGTATCTGATCGTCCTTACTGCCTTCTTCTTCTCGTATCTCGTCTGATCGTATGCTACAAGCTTGTTGTTAAACACTTTAAGACAGATATCGAAGCTGTCGCATAGCGAAAAAGCAAACTCCAAGTCTGTTTGGCCGCTCTGGCTTTCTTCGCTAATCTTGTGATCTCCAGTGTCGAACACCAGCTTCATCCCCGCTCTTTTAGCAATATCTCCCAAAATCTGCTTGACCGTGGTCTTCTTCCACGTTCTGTTTCTCTCTGTTTTTGAGAATTCGCTTCTTTTTGGGACAGCTATAGCTGACAGGGTCACCCTCGAAGGCTGACCGGATGGATTACATTCGTCTATGTAAAATTTCCCACAGAACAGGCTTCCGTTTGTTTTTCCGCTTTCCCAGGCTTTCGTTTTGATCCAGCATTTCAGGTAGTCTCCGGAACGTGGGAACCACGCTCCGATCCACTTCCTGTCTGAGTCATCCATTGTAAGGTTAACTACATCCGCCTGGCCTGTGGCATAATCTTCGTAGGCGTAGTCTTCGCACCCGTCCGTGATAGCCGCCGTATCCTTTGACCTGTTATAGTGAATCGCCACATAGCTTCTCATGGTATCCATGATCATTCCTCCTCACTATCTTCATCATCTAAGTCCGGCTCTTCTTCGCTATCATCATCGTCATCTCTCCATGATGGTTGTTCTTCTTTGTCTTCATCTTCCTCGATTGCCGGGCACCATACTTTGACACCTGCAGGGAAGATATAGTACTCAAGAATTCCATAGTTCTCAGGTGTCTGCATAAGTTCCTGCACCTTGAGTTCGTCCTGGTAGACAATCCAGGCGATGTAATCCCACATGTCTCCTTCTTTTGTCGTGTAGAAATATCCGCCCATAACTTACCTCTTGAATGATCTTCTCTGCCGCTGTCTGCTGTACTCATCTAACATATTCTGTAGATCCTTGTATGACATCTGGATCCCACGATGAACATCTTCTGATGTAGCTGAACCCGTTATTGTTACTGTTGGTGAAAATGTTATATTTACACCCCCTCCAGCTGATCCGTGCGATTGCATAGCATTGACTGCTCTCGCGTCTCTACCCATTCCCATTCTTGCTCCAGCTTCGAGCCACAGCCTTTTGGCTCTTTGTGTTCCATCTAACGGAATGGCTGCTTCTGGTCCTTTCTCTGCGAATGTGGTAAGGATCGGCGAATTGTAAATTCCTCCGACAGCATTTTGATGAATCTTGCCTGGATTGATATTTACATTCGGGTTATTGCCCTGGATCAGCATGTCTGTCAGACTCAGTGTCTTATTAATCTTCTTCCTTAGCTCAGCCTTCGGGTTGATATTGAACGGAACCGTCACGTTGATTCCGCCGGCGAATTTGCTCTTAGCGTAAGACGAAGTCTCGCTCCATACGGAGTTGATACCCGGATGAACCCCATTCTTGCTTGCTGTCATAGCGTCAGACAGTTGCTTAGGAATCTTCACGCCTTCTTGCTTGAGGTAGGCCATTAGCTCGTCTGCATAAGGTGAACTTTTCATGGCCTCCGCCAACGTCTGCCATGATGTCTGTGAGCTGTTCGTCAGCTCTTTGAGAACTCCAATGTCTCTCAGTCCGTCTGTGATCGACTGTGGAATCTCTTCTCCGATCGCCTTATACTTCTTCTTTAGGGACTGGAGCCGCTTCTCCTTTGGCTCCAACTGCTCCAAGAGCTCATTGATCGCTCCGGCTGTCTTGTCTCCAAGAAGCCCCGTCATCGAGTTATTCTTCATATCGGCGAGGAACTGCGCTCCGTCTCCGTATCCATTCCGAACCGACTCGTCTGTCAAGTAATTCTTCATCTGATAGTTGATTGAATTTTTCGCATCCTTCGCAGCCTTGCCAAGCTCCTTCTTATAGCGGTTCTCGATCTGCTTCGTCATGAATTGGGTCGACTGACTCTCTGTCTTTGCCTGCTTATCAAGAAGTGCCTTGTATAGCTCCTTGCGCTCCTGATTGAACTGAGACTGGTCAATATTGCCATCCTCAAGCCTTGCGTACAGGGATGTCATTCCTGTCTCATAAGCCTTCTTATATCCGCTTACCGCCTTATCGGTCGCCTTGTTCACCTGCTTCTGCAGATTCTTGAAGCTACTTGCTGAGATGTCCTGTCCCTCGTACTGTGTTCCAGCTGTATCGAGTGCCGCCTTGTACTTGGCCTCGGACAACTTGCTCTGCATGTTAGAGATCTTTTGTTCGAGTGTTGCTAACTTTTTCTCCTCATCAAAATCAAGAAAACCATCCTCGAAAGCATCATTCACAGCCTTCTGAAGTTGCTTGCCAAGCTTGGCCAACTTCTTCTTCTGGCTTCCGTAATAGCTGTTAACCCCCCTGGATACGTCGTTGTCACCGTCTCCCATCAGGAGGCGGACCTGCATGTCAACTGAATACTGCTTGTCTTCGATCCACTTCTGCGTGTTCTCGATCAAAGATGTCACATTCGTCTTGTAAGACTCAATGTCATCCTTTGTCAGATCAATTCCAACCTCCGCTTTCCAGTTGGTCTTACCGATGTCATCTCTTATTGACTTGAGCTGCTGTTCCGTCTCTTTCAGCGCATTATTCCGATCATCAATCGCGTTCAGCGAATCTCTGATGTCAATTCCGACAATCTGATCAGCTGCTTCCTTTATCTCTTCAAGCGACAAGACGATGTTCCCGAAGTGTTGATTCATGTTCTGACGAACAAGATCTTCATTATGTGCCTTCACCTGCTCCATGAGTCCCACGATTCCGCCGATTGCTAACCCGGTTAACGCGATAGCCTTGCCAGCTGGAGTAATCCCTGAGAAGAATGACATCAGAGCTCTGCTCTTCTCGATGGCGAAGACCGCTGTCTTAATACTTAATACAGCCGTTAGGGCTCCCTTAAGGATTCCGCGATTCTTCACCATGAGATCTCCGAACGCCGCCGCTCCATTGGCCGCTGCCGTTATTCCGTCGCCTATTCCATTAACAGTCTCGTTAATATCATAGGAGTGTTCCTTGCCCCACTTCTCAATCCCCTCTGTGATCTTGGGGATCTTGGCTGAGATTGCGTCAATGGTGTTAATAGCCGATCCAGAGAACACTTCTGCGGTCCCGATCTTCATATCGTCAACTGCCGACTTGAATCTCTCTGTCGCTGCGGGAAGTGTGCTCGTGGCGGTCTTGTTCATTGAATTTAAGGCTCCATTGGAGTCCTGGATGGAACTTTTGAGTTTTGCCCATGCGGAGACGGAATTCTTACCGGATGTCTCCACGCTATCCAGCAGATACTTCATCTGTGAATAATAATGTGTTCCAGCGAGATCCTTCAGCAGCCCTGCCTGCTGTTCAGTTGACAGGCCATGCATCTTCTTCTGTAACTGCGTCAAGACCTTCTCGAAGCCTACGAACTGCTTGTTGCTGTCATACATCTGGACACCAAGCTCTCCGAGCGCCTTCTTAGCCGCCTTGTTCGTTGCAAGTCGCGCAAGAATTGCATTCATGGCTGTTCCGCCCTCAGCCCCCTTCTTACCGTTATTGGCAAGGATTCCGATGGATGTAGCCAGATCGTCGAAGTTCATATGGAGCGCTCTTGCTGCTCCGCCTGACTTAATGAGTGCTTCCATTGACTGAGTCGCTGATGTATTCGCTTTATTATTAAGCTTGACGACCTTATCAAGGAATGTTCCCAGGTTGTCCACACTCGTGCCGGTTGCAGACATGGAGTCTGTGACAAGATCTGATGTCGTCTTAAGATCTGACTGAGTTGCTTCGGCAAGCTTGAGGACTGGCATTAAGCCTTTGACCGACTTATTGACATCCCATCCAGCCAACGCCATGTATCCAAGCGCATCTGCTGACTCTGTGGCCGTTTTCGTTGTTTGCTTTCCGGCGGATCTGGCTGCATCTTCGAGCTGCTTGTACTGTGACTTCGTTGCGTTCGCGACGGATGCAGTATTCGCCATAGACTGCTGGAACTCACCATATGTCTCGACGACGTCTGTGGCCACCCTCTTCAATCCAAGAGCTGCGAACGCTGCCCCAATGACTCTCGTAGCGCGCTTCGCCGTTCCCTCCATACCTGTGATGGACTTGGAGGCCCGGTTAACATTTGCATAGTATGACCCGGTCGTCTTCGCTCCGATTAGATATTCGAGTGTATAACTACTGTTCGCCATCTTGCGCCTCCATAACGTCTTCCATAATTTCCTCAAGATCCTTGATCGGCATAGCTCTTAAGGTATCGATCGCGGTATAAGTCTTCATTGCCACCCATACTGTCATCTTGCGGAAGTCTCTCGCAGAGATCCCGCTTACATAAATAAAAAATACAATCCCACCCTGGAGACGATCTCGTTCATATCGATCCATGACAGTTGGTTGAAGAATTCAACTGGCAGGCCTGTGACCATCATGGCTACGTGCTTGCAGAAGAGGGTGTCTTTGTACTTCTGAGCTGGATGGTGGCCCATATTCTCCATAACTTCATCGATGTGCTGCGCGTCAAGTGTTGTTAGTTTATTAAGGCCGGACAAGTCAAGTTTGTCATACTCTTTGCCGTCGAAATTATATTTCTTTCTGAATTTAGCTGTTAAACCAATGGCTTTCAGCTGATTCTGAAGATCTTCTGATTTATTTTTTTCGCCATGCTTATCAGCCTGCGCCTCAAGCTCTGCGTTTCTTTCGTTTTCCATTTTGTTTCCTCCGTAAAAGGACCAGACCGAAGCCCGGTCCCCCAACTATTCCATAAATCTTAGATCATGTCAGAAATGCCTTCGAGCATATCTACTCCGTTAACTACATACTTGTAATTGAACTTGTCGATCTCTGTGATTACGGTTCCATCAACTTCATCCTTATAATAGGTCACTTCCTTCGTTACCTTAGGATTGCCGTATCCGCCCTTCTTAAGAGATCCATATGCTACCTCCTTGGTCATTCCCTTGACGGTGATGGTTCTGTTCTTGTAAATCTTGGCGGAAGTCTCTGGGTCGATGAACTCCTGTGCTGCTCTCATAATGATTGCATCTCCATCATTAGCCACAAGGTCAAGAGCCTGCACGCTAATGTTGGAGAACGGAATCTCGATCTGAGCGCTATTGAGCTGACCGACAGTCGGTGAGTCGAACTGACCGGCAAATCCTGCCAGATTCAGTGACTCTGACATATTGGTGAAGGTAGGAAGCTGCACCTCATCTGTAATTCCCATCAGCTTGCTTCCTGCTTCTGCTGTCTTACGGTAGACGTTGAACTGGTTGATTTTATCAGGAATTAAATTCATTACTCGTTACCTCCCAGCATTGTATTGATAGCATTCTCCAAAATTGAAGAATCCCAGGTAAACTTGCAGTCGATGTACTCTGTCGGAATGTAATCTGCGTACTGAACATGGAATGTCCAATGGCCCTGAAGAATCTCGGACATCGGATTCTCATCCTTGCTGAACAGGATCTGTGCTCCTGCCAATACATCCGGTACAAGTGCGTTAAGTGCTGCATTGAAATTCGTAACGATCGACTGCATCTCCTTGATTGATCCGCTCTTGCCAATATGAACAAGCTGCTCAGTTTTGAAGCGGTTCTCAAGATAGTTGCCCATTAATACGCACTTGACGAAGCGGTTGTTCGGAACTGTATCTCGTGGGAACGCTGCCGTGTTGTTACCCCAGCACTTCCATCCTCCGAAATAGAGGAAAGATGCGATTCCGTTCGCATTGAGATAGTTATTGATCTGCTTCTGTGTGAAGAAGACCTCTGTTCCGTCGCTCAGGCACGCTGCGTCAATGCGAGCATCCTTGTTATCGGAGCTCTCTGATGGAACATTGCCATTCTCAACGCACAAGCTCTGGAGTCTTGCACCGTATACTGCAGATGCACTGATGACATTTCCAGCCACCTTGACCATTGGCCATACCGGTAAGAGCCATCTTGTCATAAGTCCTGCCTCATCCTTTGCCGCTGGAACATTCGCGATATTACGGACACCTTCGGCGTTAAGATCGACCACGGCAAATGAATTGATGATGTTACCGTTGATCATCGCTTTCGCCTCAAGAGCCGCTGCGACTGCCGGATCCTTGGAATACCCAGGTGCCAGAAGCAGCGATGGAATGATGCCGAATCTAGGATAGATCTCGTCAATCAACTCGATTCCCTTGCGATTGTTATTCGCATCGATACCACCGATGATATCCGCAGTTGTAACGCCGCTCGGATTTAACTTCTTGAAGCCGATGTTGAGCGATGTGGCACTAGCCAGCGCTCCATCTGGTGTTACAGTAACAACGAGATATCCGTTAGTATCGAATGACAGGATATAGTCTGTATTAAGCACTGCTGCTGTCTCACCATTTGCTACGGTCACATTTGCGAGAAGAATTCCTTCCTGCTCAACGACCACCCTGCCTTTATTTACTTTGAATGCTGCGGCGGCAACTGCTGTTACATGTGCTGGGTTGCTTGGATCCAGTACATTGATCATGACGAGCGGAGCAACTGTGAATGCCTGGAACGATGCCAGCACGCTCTGCATCAGCGTGTAATTGGTATAGTCCTTCGTATCACCGAACAGCTCCTTCACTTCTGCTCTGCTTGATACGACGATCGGTTTATTTACTGCAGATGCTGGGTCTGGCAGTAAGTTGATTGGCGCCGTGCCAACCACAGCCTGGATGCCATAGAGAGCTTTTGCGGCTTCAACTGAAATCGCCGCATCGCGCTCTGTCTCGATGGTGTGCTTGTAATCCATCTTTTATTTCCTCCTTAACTTAATGCTTTGGTCTGCTTGTACGCTTCATTTATAATTGAGCCTTCTTCTCTGAGGCTCTTCTTCGCCTCGACAATATCCTTCATTTGGATGAAGAGATACTTCGCCAGCGGACTCTTTTTTGTCGCTTCTGCGATGACAGCGACAGGCTTATAGGTGAAGACCTGATTTGCCAGGACTACTCCTGGGATATCCGGCCCGATGTAAAATGTTGTAGTGCTCATACCAAATCGTTAACTCCTTCCGTTAATGTCTCCGGAAGCTTCCACTGAGTGATCAAGTCACTCTCATAATAATTCGGGTAGCATTCCTGATTAAATCTCTTATGAGCTCCATTCGTCTGAAGTTCATACTTGCCTTCAAGAATTGTCTTCTTACGCAGGTCTTCATATACCTGATTCATGATGTCAGCCAGGACAAGGTTGCCCTGATGCTCCATGTCTTCGAAGTGAATTGAGAATAGGCAGTGAATTGTCACGACCCATTCCCCATCGTCATTCTGATCTTCGTCATCAATCATTACGAGAATGTAATTTTCCTGATCCTCTGGATCTTCGTCACTCTTCCAAGGCTTTTCCTGTCGATATACGTTGATTGGAACCCAATTTGTCTCGCCGTCTGCCGGTGGAACCTTAATTGAATTCTTCTTAATCAGTCTTTCGAGCTCGGCGACGATCGCCTTCTGTAAGTCAAGATCTGTCATATTCACCTCTTGTTCAGGATGTACTCAGACTCATGGATCATTCTCTTCGCGAACATCTCCGATGTATCACGCATGAACCTGTCGTAGACCTTCTTATTCTTCATAACCTGCGTTAATGCTGGCGCTGCGACCCCTTCAATCTGTCTTGATCCTTCTGCTGTTCTTCGGAACAATCCGACGAATCCGCTTCTTGTAATCTGCATGAACGGCTTCCTTGATCCGCCCAACTCGATTCCTCCAGAATGAGCCTTCATGACATGCGCTCGATAGACCTCTGGATCCGGATTGTAGGCGCTTGAGCTTCTGACCGGATATCCTGGTGTGACGACGGATCTGCCATGTGTTGACCAAGTGAACAGGTTCTTATGAACGGACTCGAAGTGCAGTACGACCCAAGGCCTTACCGATGATGCTCTTGTGACCTTCAAGTCATGCTCTACATCTGCCTGCCTTACCTCGTATATCTTCGCCGTCTCTTGCTTAATTGCTTTTTTTCCGGTTGTCACCGACCTGTTTGCTGCTCTTGAGATAACGGTCCCTGACATCGTCAGGAGCTTACCGAACGAAGCTTTCGCCTCGGCGTCGTCCACGGTACACACAACCTGCATCATACCTGTGTCCTCCCTATTCCTAGCTGCCATACGCCCATGGTGTGTTTGACCGTCTGAATGAACATCGTCTGACCGTCAAGCTTAATCATCGCATTAACGGTGTATTTTCCTCTCGCATCCTTATCCCGGATAAAAAGTAGATGCTTGTTAAGATTAATGGCTGACTCCTTTGGATTGAGATTCGACCTTGAGGATCCATGTGTTGTCTTTGCATTGGCAAATTGCACATCCGTAACCACAATGTCGATGTTTTTTCCGTCTACATTGTGCGTCTCCGCAAATTCTTCCAAATCAAAGAACGTCTCATCTAAGTCTTCCAGTACAGAGTCTTTGAACATTCGCTAATCCTCTTCCTTCTTCTTTGCTGCATGTTTCTTCTGCGGCTTCCGGTCTTCCAGCACTTCAATAAGGCCTTCTTCCTTCATCCACTTCTTATCAAGTCCAGAGAGACCTGTGACAGTCTCTCCTTTCTTGAAAATCTTGGAACCTACAGCAATCTGACTGATCGCTTTAATCATAATCAATCTCCGTAGATCTTAGTCTGATATGCAATAACTGCATCCTGAAGGTCTTCCAACTTCTCATCTGTGGTCAGTCCTGAGCATCCGATTGATGTTGCGTAACTGATCACGCTTGCCTTCGTCTTGAGTGCACGGATTTCTTCCTCCGTCTTAAGCACTGCACCCGGGGT